CCTTGAACTGGAACAGGAATTCCCCAATCTAAATCTCTTGTTACTGCTCGAGGTCGTAAACCATCATCAATCCATGATTTACATTGTCCATACACATTAGACTTCCAATCTTTTTTATGTCCTTCAAGAATCCATTCTTTTAAAAAGGCTTCATGTTTATCTAAAGGTAAAAACCAATGTTTAGTTTCTTTTAATATTGGTGTTTTTCCAGTAATTGCTGATTTCGGATTAATTAAATCCGTTGCATTATGGCTGGTTCCGCAACTTTCACATTGATCTCCATAACTTTCTTCGTTACCACATTTTGGGCAGGTTCCAACTACAAAACGATCGGCCAAAAACTGGTTGGCTTCTTCGTCATAAAGTTGTTCAGTGACTTCTTCAATAAACTCTCCTTTATCATACAGTGTCTTAAAAAATTCAGATGCTGTATCATGATGAATTTTAGCCGAAGTTCTAGAGTAATTATCAAAAGAAATTCCAAAATCTATGAACGACTGCTTGATAATGGCATGATATTTATCAACTATATCCTGAGGTGTAACACCTTCCTTTTTTGCTTTTATTGTTATAGGAACACCATGCTCGTCACTACCACAAATAAAGGCTACATCTTGCCCTTGTAATCTTTGGTAGCGAGCATAAATATCTGCTGGCACGTAAACTCCTGCTAAATGACCAATATGTATTGGACCATTAGTATAGGGTAAAGCCGCAGTTATTGTATATCTTTTTGACATTAGTTTTTCTTTTGAAGGCACAAAAATACACAATTTGTCAACCTTTAAGAAACCAAATTAATTAGAACTTCGTTATATTTACAAAAAGCCTCTAAAATGATTTTTAAACGCATTATTCTTACCACAATTCTACTGACTTTTATTAGTCCTAGTTTAGTGAATGCTCAATTTTCAAATTCAACAGAATTACATACTAAAATGACCAATACTTTAATACAACCACCTTATTTGAAAGCTGGCGATACAGTTGCCATTGTTGCACCTTCTGGTGTTTTAAATGGTCGTGACAAAGAAGTTAATCAAGCTAAAGAATTAGTAGCAGATCTTAGAGCTACAGATGAAGATGAATACGATAAAAATATTACTAACCTCATAGTAAAGGCTTTTAATATTAAGCTAAAAAGATAAAAATAATATGGCACAATTACTAGTGGAGAACCAATAGACTTCGAAGACGGAGAAGAACCAGAAGCATAATGAACGTAATAGATAAATTGTATACCGAGTGGGCTTGGAGATCTAAAACAGGTACTCCATCTATTAATAACCCTGAAGATAAAGCTATACTAGATACTCTTATCTCAGAACTTAGCGGTAATAGAGATACTCTAATTTTAGAAGGTTCGGACTCATACGATACTGTTATAAAAGCAAAATTAGCAAAAGATGATCTATTAACCCCTGAAGGAGGTATTCCTCGCTCTAAAAATACATATAAATTTAACGGTAAAGGTGGCGAATCTTTTTACAACAATGTAAAAGGAGATGTAGATAAAAAAATATGGAATGCCTTATGGGATGAAGCACCACCTGCTGCTAAAACTGGTACTGCCTCAAAAGGGGTAGGAGCAGGAGAATTATCTCTTTACTGGCTTTATAATTATTCTAATAGTAATATTAATGTTACCGAAGGTAGAGAAGGAGGAGGAGCTGATTTATTTTTTGATGGAGTAGGAGTTGAGGTAAAAGCTGAAGGAAGCCATACTGCTAAGATAGGACTTGGAAGATTTAGCGAATTTAAAGAAGAAGTAGCTCTTTTAACTATTCTTTTTGGATTAAATGCGTTAACAAAAGTACTATCTACTGAAGACCTAAAAGGTAAAATAATGAACCCTACTAACTTTTTAGGTAAAGAACTTCCACTAGCATTCCAAAGTTTTACAAAATTTGCTAATTTACCCAACCTTAAAGAACTAGCAGGTCAATTTGGTATTTTTAGATCTATATACGATAATGTAAACCAAGTTAAACAGTATGTAGGAGATACATCTGACCCTACTGCCGCAGCAGGAGCTATGTTGACTAAATTGCTAAGTAAAAAATTAAATATTAAGCCTGGATTTGGAGGATATTTAGTAAACCTTAAAAAAGAGGGTTCTATGGCATTTTTTCAAATAAGCGAAACAGCGTTAGAAAATCACGAAAACGTTTTAAACAACACTACAATACAGCAAAGTAAAATAGGTTTAAATTACAGCAAGGTATTTGGTATTTAAGTTATGTCTCAAAATATAAAAAAAGTAATCGCGCAAGAGTACATCAAGTGCGCTAAAGATCCGGCGTACTTTATGAAGAAGTACTGCCATATTCAACACCCAACCCGAGGTCGAATTCTTTTTGCTTTATATCCATTCCAAGAAAAAGTACTACGATTATTTAGAGATCACCAGTATGTAATTACTTTAAAGTCAAGACAGCTTGGTATCTCAACCTTAGCTTCTGCATATGCTTTATGGTTAATGATCTTTCATAAAGATAAAAACGTACTTGCTTTAGCTACCACTCAAGCTACTGCTCGTAACTTGGTATCTAAGACGATATTCATGTATGATCAGTTACCTAAATGGTTAAGATTACCTCACGTAGAAAAGAATAAATTATCTCTAAGATTAAAAAACGGATCAAAAATACAAGCAAAATCATCTAATACAGATGCAGCTCGTTCGGAAGCGGTATCGTTACTTTTAATAGATGAGGCAGCGTTTATCGACAATATTGACGAAACGTTTACAGCAGCACAGCAAACCTTAGCAACCGGTGGACAGTGTATGGCTTTATCAACTCCTAACGGAATAGGTAACTGGTTTCATCAAACCTGGGATAAAGCAGAAGCAGGTGAAAATAGTTTTTTACCGATAAGATTACCATGGACTGTACATCCTGAAAGAAACCAAGCCTGGAGAGATAAACAAGATGCAGACTTAGGTCCTCGTATGGCCGGACAGGAATGTGACTGTGACTTCCTAGCTTCTGGTGATACGGTATTTGAACCGGACGACATGTTATTCTATGAACAAACTTATCAAAAAGATCCTCTTGAAAGAAGAGGTGTAGACGGTAATTTATGGATATGGGAAGGAGTAGACTACTCTAAATCGTATATGGTAGTAGCAGATGTCGCTAGAGGAGATTCTGCTGACTATTCGGCATTTCATATATTTGACATAGAAAACTGTGTTCAAGTAGGAGAATATAAAGGTAAACTTTCACCTAAAGATTACGGTAACGTACTAGTAGGTATCGCTTCAGAATACAACGATGCACTTTTAGTTGTAGAGAATGCAAATATAGGATGGGCTACTATAGAGCAGATAATGGAAAGAGAATATAAAAATCTCTACTATAGTTCTACTAATAACATGGAAACCGTAGAATCGTATATGTCTAAGTATGAAAGAGATAAATTAGTACCTGGTTTTACAATGTCGGTTCGTACAAGACCTCTCGTTATAGCTAAAATGATAGAGTATATCAGAGAGAAAGGAGTTACCATTCAGTCTAAACGTCTGATAGGAGAGATGAGAGTATTTGTATGGAAAAATGGTAAACCTCAAGCTCAAGTTAACTATAACGATGATTTACTAATTTCATGTGCAACAGCACTATATGTACGTGATACTGCTTTAAGACTACGACAACAAGGTATGGACTTAGCTAGAGCACAATTGTCGTCTTTTTCTAATCTAAATGCTAAAAACGCTGCTGTAATCAAATCAGTTGGTAGTCAGCAAAATAATCCTTATATTATAGATACTGGGAATGGTACAGAAGACTTTTCCTGGCTAGTTAAATAGACTATTTATTATTAAACCGTATTAATGGCAGATACTTCTTTATTTTCAAGACTGCGTAGATTATTTGGATCTGATGTAGTGATCCGTAATGTTGGTGGGGATCAACTCAAAGTTGCCGACATTAACGCTATACAAACAACAGGAAGGTTTGAGACGAATTCTTTGATAGATAGGTTCTCAAGATTATATATTTACAATAATAAAAATATATTCAATCCAAACCTTAACTACCAAACTCTTAGAATACAGCTATATTCTGATTACGAAGCGATGGATACCGATCCTATTCTAGCTTCTACCCTAGATATTATAGCAGACGAATCTACACTTAAAAACGATCAAGGAGAGATACTAGCCATTAAATCCTCAGATGAAAATATTCAAAGAGTACTTTATAACCTTTATTACGATGTATTGAATATCGAGTTTAATTTATGGTCTTGGACTCGTAATATGTGTAAGTACGGAGACTTTTTCTTAAAGCTTGAGATAGCTGAAAAGTTCGGAGTATACAATGTACTACCTTACACAGTCTATCATATGATCAGACGAGAAGGAGAAGATCCAGAAAATCCTCAGAAGGTAACATTTCAGTTAGATCCTGACGGTTTAGCTTCACAGCAAGATCCTAACTACTTACCGCAATCTAAACAAAAAGTAATTGAATTCGATAATTATGAAGTAGCTCACTTCCGCTTAATATCTGATTCAAACTACCTTCCTTACGGTAGATCTTATATAGAACCTGCTAGAAAAATATACAAGCAGTTAACTTTAATGGAAGATGCAATGTTGATTCATAGAATCATGAGAGCACCAGAGAAGAGAATGTTCTATATAAATGTAGGTAACGTACCACCTAACGAGGTTGAGAACTTTATGCAGAAGACTATCAACACTATGAAGAAAACTCCATATGTTGATCCTCAAACCGGACAGTACAACCTTAAGTTTAATATGCAGAATATGATGGAAGATTTTTATCTTCCAGTAAGAGGAGGAGATACTTCAACTCGTATTGAAACTACTAAAGGTCTTGAATATGACGGTACTCAAGACATTCAATACTTAAGAGAGAAGCTTTTTGCTGCTTTAAAAGTACCAAAAGCATACTTCGGCTTTGAAGGTGACTTGCAAGGTAAAGCAACACTTGCTGCTGAAGATATTAGATTCGCTCGTACTATCGAAAGAATTCAACGTATAATGGAATCTGAGCTTACAAAGATAGGTTTAGTACATTTATACGCTCAAGGCTTTACTGGCGAATCACTTACTAATTTCGAAATTAAGCTTTCTAATCCTTCAATTATATTTGAACAAGAGAAGGTAGCGCTTATGAAAGAAAAAATGGATCTAGCAACTCAAATGATAGATTCTAAGCTATTCCCAACAGATTATATTTATGACAATCTGTTTAACCACTCTGAAGATACCTATATGGAATTCAGAGATCTAGTTAAGGAAGATCACAGAAGAGCATTTAGATTAACTCAGATTGAAAACGAAGGTAACGATCCAGTATCATCTGGCCGCTCATACGGTACTCCTCACGATCTAGCTTCTATTTACGGTCGCAGACAAGATTCAAAAGAAAGAGGAGCAGCTATGGGTGAAGTACCAACCGGATATGAAGAGGAACCTTTAACAGGCCCAGAAGGTGGTCGTCCAAGAGAAAAAATGTCTATCTACGGCACTAATAAAGATCCTCTAGGAGGTCGTGATCGTTTAGGTACACATAAAATGAAGGGTGGGTTTCCTTCCGATAATGATAATGTAAACGAGTCTGAAGTCAATGATTCTCTAGCTAAATCAATGTACCATAGACATAAAGGTATGTTTGAAGATAAAAAACAGTTAATCTTTGAAGCTAAACCAGAGGTTAAGAGTAAAATGCTAGATGAAGATCAACTTAAAGATTTAGAGGACTAGTTACTATTTATATCAGAAGGTGTATATCTAATTGATATTAACCCAAATTCATACTAATGCGCATTAAACATAGTAAGTACAAAAATACCGGTTTAATATACGAATTGCTTGTTAAGCAAATTGCAGCAGATACTTTGTCTAAAAAGGACTCTCCTGCTGTTTCTATTTTAAAAAAATTCTTTGCCGGTAAATCTTCTTTAACTAAAGAATTCAAACTATATGAATTTGTATTAAAGAATCAAAATGTTTCTCCTTCTAAAGCAGAAACAATAGTTTCAACCATAATTGAGATATCTAGAAAGTTAGATAGAAACGCTCTTAAAAAACAAAAATACGAGCTTATTAGTGAATTAAAAAAACACTATAGCATGGAAGAGTTTTTCTCTATTAAAGTAAGAGATTATAAACCTCTAGCAGCTCTATACTGTTTATTAGAAGCGTATAAAGAATCAGCACTTGTTGATCCTCAATTTTTAGTAGACAATAAAACTACTATACTTGAGCATCTAAGCTCTGAAAAAGTTGTAAAAGAAGACGTAAAAGATACTTTAATTGAAGAGTATTCTAAATACGATAAAGATTTAAAACTTTTAGTATATAAAATTTTACTTGAGAAGTTTAACCAGAAATATACTGATCTACTTCCAGAGCAGAAAACTATACTAAAAGAGTTTATCACATCAGTTAATTCAACTACTAGACTTAGAAATCTAATTAATGAAGAAATTGAAAAGATTTCAAAGCAAGTTAACGAATTAGTTAATTCAGTAGAAGACGATGTAGTAAAAATTAAATTAGAGGAAGTTGCTAAAAATATTCAACCTATCTCTAAAAAAGAAAAAATTGTTGACGATCATTTAGTAAAGCTTATGCAATATTATGATCTAGTTAACGAACTTAAAAGCTATGAAGGTAAGTGAGTTGCGAATTATAGTCAAAGAAGTTCTAGAAGAGCTTCATGAGATTAGCGCAACCGGCACAGGAGCTTCATTTACACCAGGAGTCGGCGCTCAATACGCTACTCCATACGCTTTTAAAAAAGGACGAGGTAAAAATCGTGCTACAAAATATTTAGAAAAATTAGGTTTCAAAGCAGTAAAAAATAAAAAGAGACCATATAACACTAAAATGTTTGATTACTTAGATGAAGACTCTACAAGAAAAATATAACGCAGTACTGGAAGGTAGCTTCCCAAAATCTCAATTTGTAAGAGATGCAAAAATGGAAGTGCCAAGATTTATCTCTCCATATAATGGATTTGAAGACACAGTACAAATTCTAAAGAATAAAGGAATGCTTGTTGAAGCAAAAGCAAAGACTCCTGAATACGATAAACCAGCCCCTGGATATCCTCTAGAAGCTCTCGAAAGAGGAGTTGATTATGAATTAGAGAAAGCCGGTGTAGATACTGCAACAGAAACTGCTACAGAAGGTCAATACGAAAATGCAAAGAAAAAAGCTGAAAAGAATTTAGATAAAGATCCAAACTTTTATTTACACCTACTATCAGGAGATTCTAAAAAAGTAGACAAACATGATAGAGAAGTAGAAGTAGATCAAAAGAAACTTTTTAAAGGTACTGTTGACCCTAAAGGCGGTAAAGCTGAAGGTAATACTGATACGTTTAATGCAATGAAAAAAGCTACTTTAAGAGAAGCTGCTATGGCTAAAGGCTATACAAAAGAGCAAGTAGAAACAGCTATTAAAAGACTTCAGGAAAAGAAAGAAAAGAAAATAAATGAAGATTTTGCTCCTTCTCCTAACTCTGATCTAATGGATGCTAATGCTGAAGAGTATGATATTGCTACAGCATTTAAGAAAGCAAAAGTAGATATGAGTAAACCTGTTACGATTTTACATGCATATGGTTCTGCTGCTTTTGGAGGAGATGACTCAAAAGAAATGAGTGCTGAAGCCGCAATCAAAATGTTAGAAGCTGAAAGACAAGAGAGAAGAAAAACCTATACTGACGATGGTAAGGAAGTTCCTTCCGATTGGCATAGCTATGAATTTGAAAACTCTTCAGTATTAGAAGAAGACATGCCTGAAGGTCATGAGTATAAATTTGCATACTTCCAAACTGGAGATGCAGACTATGTAATAACACAAGAAAAATCTGGAGTATCTGAAAAGAAAGAAAAAATCGACGAAGGAGATCCTATTGTTGACGAACATGAGTTTGATTTCTTCAAAGAAATTTTAGATGGTAGATACAAAGACGAAGATATTGAAGAATATCTTAAAAGTGATGACTACCAGCAAGCATTAGAGACATTAAACCTAGATGCTTCAGATACTGAAGAATGGATTGGAGAGTTTGCTAACTTTTTTGGTGACGGTGCAGATGCTTATATCGATGAAGGAAATATCAAAGAAGCAGTTAAGAAAGTAATCAAACATGTACTAAAAGAAAATCATCAATCGTTAGATTTAGAAGTAGCTAGAAGAATAGAAGGCTTATTAGATCAAGCACTTAAAGCTAAATTTTTAGAAGCAGGAAAAGATTTAATTGAAGATCTCGTAAAAGAAGATCAATTTGCAAAAAATGACGTTGTTTCTCATTTAGCTAATGAACTTAACCTTCATGTTCCTATTAGAGACTTATTCAAAGAAGGAACTTTAAATGAAAGAGTAGGAGGTCTTCAAGAATTTATTAATCTTATTCAAGATAGAGCAGTTGATTCAGAATTTTCTGAAGAAGAAGAAGCATTAGAAGTAATCGAAGCAATCGCTGATCACTACGGTATCAAAATACAAATCGGCGGCTTTGTAGGAGAAAATGTTAACGAAAATCAAGATGCTATTAAGTTTGCACAATTTATTCATGCTCACGGTCTTAAAGATAAACAAATTAAAGACGAAGAGTATTTAAAAGACTTGTACGATAACTATAAAGAAAGCGTTAAAGAGAATACTAATGAAATGGCAGCTGGAGATCTAGAGCTTAAGTCTTTAGCTAAAAAATTGATCCCTATAATTAAAAAATATAAAATGCCAGTTGAATACGTAACATCCGACGTAGAATTCAAAGCAAAACCTAAAGATAGTAACATGACTGCCCCAGCTAGACTATTGATCAAGGATGGTATATTAACTTTAGCAGTATACTTTTTAAGTTTAGCACGTTCATTAAATGAATTAGATCTGGGACGTGGTCCTTCAGAAGAAGATTATAAAAAAGCAAAAACACAAGCAGGTAAAATGTATAAGGATATTACGGCTGTAATTGGTAATGAATTTGAACTGAGAGCACCAAAAGAGACTAATGATTATGGGTACTATATAATTCAAGTAAGAAAAAAATAAACTATGGCACAATTACTAGTAGACGTAACACCATTTAGACCGACCATCAAAGAGTCGAAAAGTAAGCCTGGAGTATTCGAGGTTGAAGGAGTTATGCAAAGAGCTGATGCCAAAAACCAAAACGGTAGAACTTACGATAAAGATATTCTTAAAAGAGAAGTTGAGAAATATATGCAAGAATTCGTTAATAACGGAAATGCATATGGAGAACTAGATCACCCAGAATCTCCTGTAGTTTCTCTTAAGAATGCTTCTCATATAGTAAGAGACCTATATTGGGACGGAAACGATCTAATGGGCAAAGTAGAACTATTAAACACACCATGCGGTAATATCGTTAAATCTATCTTACAGCAAGGATTAACCATAGGAATCTCATCTAGAGGTACCGGCTCAGTAAAACAAACAAACGAAGGAACTCTAGAAGTTCAAGACGATTTTGAATTAGTTTGCTGGGATTTTGTATCTAATCCATCCACACACGGTGCATTTATGAACCCAGTAAGTTTAAATGAAGGTAAAATTGAGTTACCTAAATACCATAACCTTAACCTTATCATTAACGACATTTTAAGGGCTTAGAGCCTATTTATTTAAAAATAACAATACAATGAGTGATTTTGATCTTAGAAAATTTTTAGCCGAGCAAAAAGCTGCTAAAGTTGAAACTGTAAAAGAAGAAGAAGCTGTTCAAAAAGAAAATAAAGTAGCCGAAGCTGCTAAAGAAACTAATTTCAGCTCAGACGAAATTAAATCAGTATCATTTCCAAACGGCCTTTCAGTAACAGTTGGTGAAGAACACCCTGAAGAAGATGGAACAGTAATCGGTATTGAAAAAGGTGAAAACGGATACATTATCATGTTTCAAGATGGTTCAGAAGGAGGTGGTTATCATGTAGACTTTGACGGAGAATTTCTAGATGAAGATGATTTTATAGAAGAAGCAGTTGAAGAAACTTACCATGAAGGAGAAGACACCATGGAAGAAGGTGACGTAACCGAAAGCGTACTTGCCGGTATTGCAGCTCTAGTAGGTGGAACAGTAGGTTTAGGTAAATTGCTAGACTATCTTAAATCAAAAGGATTTGAGCTAACTGATCCTAACGGAAAAAGCGTACTTGATACTACTATTCGTGGTTTGAAAAAAGAAGAAGAAACTCACGAAGGAGAAGAAATGGATGAAGAAGTAAGTGAAGAAGAAATTCAAGAAAATACTTTTAAATCTTCTATCAAAGATATTCTCAACTCATAATTACTCTACATATTTTTAATTAAGCCCTACCTATCCGGTAGGGTTTTTTGTTTTGGTAAATAGTATATATTTATATACGAATATGCAGTCACTTTTATACTGCATCACTTTTTAAAAACTCTATTACGATTCTCAATAATCGTACTTTCCCTAACATTTTTATAATGGCAAATAAAGATTTATTCAAGCAAGCTATTGCTGAAGCTAAATCAATCCGTGAAGCCGCTATCGCTAACGCTAAGGAAGCTTTGGAAGAAACTTTGACTCCACACCTTAAAGACATGTTGGCTGCTAAACTTCAAGAGATGGAAGATTCCACTGTTGAAGAAGAAGTAATCAACGAAGTTGAAGAGGAAGTAGAAGAATCAGTTGAAGAAGCAGTTGAAGAGACTGTAGAAGAGACTGTAGAAGAAGGCACCGAAGAAGAAATGGAAGAAGGCGAAGAGGTTAAAGAAGCCGAGCATGACTCTGAAGAATCAGAGGACGAAGCTGAGGAAGAAGAAGCTGAAGGTGAAGATGCTGAAGAAGGAGACGATCAAGAAGTTGGAGACATGGATGTCGAAGAACTAAAAGATCTAATCCGCGACATTGTTGCTCAAGAAATGGGTGACACTGGCGAAGAAGAAGTAGAAGATCATGGGGACATGGATGCTGGTGAAGAAGCTGGCGGAGATGATGAAACTATAGATCTTGACGAACTTCTTGCTGAACTAGACGAACTATCTGAAGAAGAAACTCACGAAGGAGAAGAAATGGAAGAAGGCGTTGAGGAAGAAGTAGAAGAAGTTGTAGCCGAAGAAGAAGAAGTAAAAGAAGAAACTAATGAAGAACTTGACGAAGCACTTGAAACTATCGAGTCACTTCGTAAAGAACTAAATGAAGTAAACCTTCTTAACTCTAAACTTCTTTATGTTAACAAAATCTTCAAAGCAAACAACCTTTCAGAAAATCAGAAAGTAAATATCATTGCTGCTTTCGACAAAGCTGAAACGGTTAAAGAAGTAAAATTAGTATTCGATACAGTTTCTGAGAATGTAGTTACTAAAAAAGAGACTACTATCAAAGAATCAAAACTTGGTATGGCTTCTAAAGCAACAGGTACAACTGCTGCTAAACCAGAAGTAATCAACGAAGTTTCTGATGCTGTTCGTAGAATGCAAAAATTAGCTGGAATTATTAAATAACCTTTTTACAATTTTAAACATGGAAATTAACCAATTATTGGAAGGGTCTAACAACTTTAAAACTTTGCAAGCTGATGCAGCTCGCCTAGCTGATAAGTGGACCCAATCTGGACTCTTAGAAGGATATTCTAACGAGATCGAGAAAAACAACATGGCTATGATCTTGGAAAACCAAGCCAAGCAAATCGTAGCTGAGCAGTCTTCTACTGGTACCGGTACTCAACGTGCTGTATCTGGTGGAGGTGAGAACTGGGCTGGTGTTGCGCTACCTTTGGTACGTAAAGT